ATTGGTACAACGAGAGAAAGGAAGTTACTAAGAAAATGCGCATAGTAACCAATAAGAGAGAAGTTAATTATGATAGTAAACAAGACTATCTTGACAATACATTTTTAGATGATGCAGAAGGAGTCGACTTATACGAGTATGTTGGAGCCTTGCAACGCAAAGTCCTCGACGCACCTCAACTTCCTGGTAACGTCCGGTTGTTACCTGGTGGCGGCACTGAACCAATCCGGAAACTAGCACATGGTGAGAACATGTATGCCCATGGAGCATTTACTGTTGCAGACGGTACCTCTAGAGAAACCGGGAATATTCCAGCAAAGCTAGATAGGATTTTCGAAGTTGCAGAAAATTTAGATCTGTATCCTTTAGACATCGTATGCGAAGCCGGTCTCGGTACAGTATATGTAGGTACTGAAGGTGGAGGAGCTGGTAAGCGGTTTGATGACGAGAAATACCACGACATCGACCAACTATATAAAACACAAATACAGCAAGCCGATGACAACATGCTGCATTACCGGACTATTGCGAATCGATTTACTAATTTCTGTCAAACCTTGAGAAAGGATTGCATCGCGGTCCTAGACAATCTAAGGTACATCTACGTACAAGGCAAAGACGTTACCGTATTGCAAGAAAATTCCGGAAGGTATTTCTCGAAGCACATATACTGGCCGCTTCGTCACTTGTTCGGTACCATTAATACATCGTATGCATGCACTTACGGTAACTGGTGTAAGGTCGCAGACCCGGCTAGTAACCGACAAGTATGGGTTCCGCCCTCTGGATTCATAGCCGCTTCCATGGCTAATACAGATTCTAATTTCCAACCATGGTGGGCCCCCGCCGGATTTACACGAGGTATTCTAAACAACGTCAATGATGTCGCTTGGATGCCGAAACAGAAGCACCGGGATCAGATGTATAAGATTGGTGTTAATCCAATCGCGATGTTCCCTAACGATGGCTTTGTAATCTTCGGTCAAAAGACATTGCAGTCGAAGCCTAGTGCGTTCGATCGTATTAACGTCCGGAGGATGTTCTTATACGCTCAGCGAGCAGTCCGCCAGACTATCAAGTACTTTGTATTTGAGCCAAATACTTTATTTACACGTCAACAAGTTATCAACGTATTGACTCCAATATTTGAACGGATCAAACAAACACAAGGATTGTACGATTACATGATTGTGTGCGACGACCGGAATAATCCACCTGATGTTATTGATCAGAACGAGATGGTCGTAGATATATATCTTAAACCAGTACGAAGCGCCGAGTTCATCTTATGTAACTTCTACGCAACCCGGACTAGTCAAGATTTTAGCGAACTGATAGCGTGAAAACACTAACCTCTTATTAAATAATTATACAATGGCAAAATTAGAACAAACCATAACCGACTTTTATAGAGTAGCACAGGAAAGAGATTTTGCTCGCGATTTCCAGTTCCGTGTATTAAGTATTAACCCTGGTGGATCATATGCCGTAACTTTCTCTGAGGATGACATAGTATATGTTAAGTGAGGTCAAATACCAACCCGTACTATTGTCAGTCATGATGTTCCTTACATGGGCCTTCAGTTTCGCCTACCGGGTGCAGCTCAATATAGTGGAGATTTTCAAGCCAACTTCTACTGTGATGTGAATTCTAGGATTCGCCAGTTGATGGAAGAGTGGTCTTTCCAAACATTTGATGACTCAACAAGTCAAGGTGATTATTTTATGCCACGAGAATCTGCCTACGTTGAATTAGTTCAACTAGATTCTCAGTTTGAGACTACTGCTATATACAAGTTGATTGGTTGCTTTCCTACAACTGTTGGCGACATACAATATGATATTGGTGGAACCGGTAATGCAGTTGAGTTTCAAGTCAATCTATCCTATCATTTCTGGCGTAGAACCGGATAACGGTGGAGAAACTCGTACATCTAATAAATACTATTAGATGTCCAATAGAAGAGTAATACAGAACCTCCCAGGTACCGACTTAGTACTGTCACCAGCTTTGTTTCTAGAGTCCCTGTCAAGGTGGGCAACTGCTCCCGCCGCGCAGTACTTATGGTTAGTCCGATTCGAGAGTAACTTACCTCTCAACGGTTCTCCTGGACGAGCTTTGAGTCCCTTCCCTTTTGCTTTAGCATCACAAG